ATTAAAGAGTCAACCTTCCGCTATAATGACTTTTTATTTGAGTTTGCGGCCCAGTGTGCAATGTCAAAAATAACTGACCAGAACAACATGAAGATCGTGAAAGATTCGGCAAAAACTGATAAAATCGATCCAATAATTGCGACAATAATTGCATTGTCATGCGCTACATTGCAAAAACCTGTTGACGAAAATCCATACGATAAACGGGGTTTGATATGCGTCTAATACCAAATTGGCTGCGAAGTGAAAAAACAGCATTGCAATCGCAGATTAAAGATTTGACAAACCAAGTGGAAAAGTCAAAAGCATTTGAAGAACAGTTTGCGGATCTCATAAGACCTAAAACGTTTGCTGGTGAAAATGTCACTGTTGATCGTGCGATGGGGTATGATGTTGTTTATTCTTGCATACGTGATAAGTCAGAATCAATCGGACAAATACCTGTCGTATTAAAACGCAATGGTGTAAGGATTGACGAAAACAAGCGTGAACATAAAATATTTGCAGTAAAACCAAACGATTATATGACTATGCAAGACTTTGTTGAATTTTATGTAACTTCGATGGAGACTTTAGGTAATTTTTATGCACTACCTATTCGCAATCAGTTTGGTAATGTCGCTGAGATAATTCCTTTTCGGTATCAAAGAAATGTAATAACTGAGTTTAACCAGAACGGTGATGTTTATCACACATACGTAACTAATGACGGTAGACCAGGTATGATGTTTGCCGATGATGATATAATTCACATTAAACTAAATAGTTTAAATGGTTTGAAGGGATTATCACCAATAACTACAAATGCAATGTCATTAGGTGTAGGTCTAGCGCAAGAAACTTATCTTGGTTCGTTGATGCAAAACTCTGCCATGCCAAGGGGAATACTCTACACAGATTCAGTATTTAAAGAAGAAAGTAGCGTTGAGAGGTTGCGTGGCCAATGGAAAGAAAGTTTCGGTGGTGCAAAAAATGCAGGTAATACACCACTGTTAGAAAACGGAACAAAGTATTTAGGTATTGGTTTATCTCCTGCAGACAGTGAGTTGATCGAACAGAGAGTATTCAGCAAAGTAGGTATTTGCGCTATATTTCGCGTACCACCCCATAGAGTAGGTGTACTTGAAGCCGCTAAGTACACAACCCTCGAAGATAACAACAGAGCGTACCTTAGAGACTCTTTAATACCGTTGATAACCAAACTTGAAGCTGCAATGAATATTGTCGCTGACGGCAAGTTTAAGTGGTCTATGGACGTTACGAAATATGCTCGCGGTGATAGATTATCTCAAGTTGAAGCATTATCAAAAGAGTTCTCAACCGGTGCTATTAGCATGGGTGAAATGCGTGAAGATTTAGGTCGTGATAGAATTGAAGGTGATGATGTTCACGCAATAGATACAAACAACTTTACGTTTGGTAGACTAACAGATATAGAGAAGTTGCAAGAACAAAATCGATTACTTGCTCAACAAGGTAACAAACAAGACGAACCTAGTGATCCTGAACCAAAGCCAGAGGATGTACCAAATGAATAAATTAAACATGGATTGCCAAATCAAAACGGTCAGTGGTACCAGAAAGTTTACCGCTTATGGTAACGTCAAAAATGTTGAGGATCTAGCAGGGGATGTAGCCCTTGATGGTTGTTATGCTGAGTCGATAAAGATCCATAAACAAAAAGGCACCGCACCTATTCTGTTTTGGGGTCACAAGCACGATAGTTTACCGATTGGTGGTATCGACACCTTTGAAGAAGATTCAAAAGGGTTTTTAATTGAGGGTGATTTTGCACCTACCACAATGGGTAAAGATATTGAGATATTAGCCGAACGCGGTGATATAAAAATGCTCAGTATGGGTTATAACGTACTTGATGAAATGTATGATGCTAAGAAAAACGTAAATTATTTAAAATCGGTCCATGTAAAAGAAGTTTCGTTTGTAAACTTCGCATGTAACGAAGATTCCGTTATGGTTTCTATAAAGTCACAAATGGCAGAAGGTATATTACCGTCTGTACGTGAAATAGAAAGATTATTGCGTGATGGTGGTATGAGTAGAAAACAGGCAATGGCTATTTGCAGTGCTTACAAACCTAAAACTGAAAAAGCAAAATTTGACCTAGCTGAATTACAAAGATATACTTTGTTCAAATAATAGTGGGACACTATTAAACATTGTTGGGATAACGATGATTCGAAATCATAACTTAACTTTATTTAATAGGAGTCCATCATGGACGAAGAATTAAAAGCCTTGCTACTAAAAGCACAAGAAAACCTTGATGCTACGCAAGCAAAATACACCTTACTACTTGCCAAACAAACCGATGCTGAAACCAAAGGTGAAGAAATTGCCACACAGTTTGCTACGCAAGCTACTACTCATGCTGAAGCTATGGATGAAATGAAGAATGTTGTTGCTGATCTTAATTTAAAGATTAAGTCACAACGTATTCCTGGTACGAAGTTGACCAAAGGTGATATGGATGTTGCTATTCAAAAGTCACTTGGTTCGTTCATGCGTAATGGTACTATCGATAAAACTAAATCTGTTGAAGAATTTAGAATCCACATGGTTGATGGTGTTAAAAATGCACTAAACTTGACTGAAACTAGTTTCGGCTTGGAATCAGTTGATGAAGTTTTATCGGCTGCAATCATAGAACGTGCGCGTGAGTCTTACCCAATTGTAGGTCAAGTTGGTGTACGTAATATGCCGCGAGTATTGCGTGAAGAAGTGTTAATTTCATTTCCTTCTGTGCAAAAAGGGTTGGAAAGTGTCGCTGGAACAGATATTGCCGAAACTGATGTTCAAGCGTATGGTGAAGTGTTAAATCACATTGCCAAACTTAATGCTAAACCACGTATTACAGATGAAGCAATGATGGGTAGTGACTTAGACTTGTATGGTCAGTTAATGCGATTACTTGACGAAGAAATGGGCCGTTACATTGGTTTACAAATATTGTTTGGTGATGGTAGTTCAAAGGCCATGCGCGGAATACTATCTAGTAATCGTATTAACATTACAAACGGTACGGGTGAATCATTTAAACCTACGTTTGGTAACGGTTCGCGTGATCTAGACTTTTACCCTGTCATTGGTACTGGTGTTTCAGGTGATGTACCAGCAACAGACAAAGAGTTAGTTGACTGGTTGATTGACTTCACAACAGCGTTACCAAGTAAGTATCTTAATGGCGCTAAGTGGGAGTTTAATCGTAAGTTTATGAACCGTATTATGAAGGTTCGTGATGCTGATGACCGTCCTATCTTTGCTGCAGGTTATATGGGTGAGACATTATCTTTACTTGGGTATCCAATTGTACTTGATGATGACATGCCTAATTATACGGTTGCCAATGCACCATTTTTGATTTTTGGTAAAATCAATGAAGCATTCTTTATGTCACCAGGTGCCATTGATAAGTTCTTACCAGATCCTTATTCTGTAGATGGTTGTACAGTAATGAAAATCGACAAAGAATTTTACGAGATCGTTGGTAAAAATGATGCTATTATCATAGGTGCTGCGACTACCGCTGGCCCTGCGTAATAAGTTTATTAGTTAATTATAAGGGGTACTGGTAAAACAGTTGCCCCTTTTTTATTGGAAGATTTACAATGTTTAGTAAAATAGTAGATAGGATAAACCCGCTTACCGTCATAACAGTTGATGAAGCAAAAGACCATCTAAACATTGTCGATTTTTACGATGATGATAGTTATATTGAGTCATTAATTTTAGCTGCTAGTGATATTGCAGAGAAATATACAAAACGTCTTTACAGTAGTTGCAGAATAAAAATACAAGTCGATCCAGTGGCTTCAAGTTTCTTCTTGCCTTACAACCCAATTCAAAGTATTGAAACAGTATTATCAGGTGAAACTGTTATCACTCACTCTTTTAACAGCTTTTCTGAGCGAATGACTATCAGTAAAATACCCAAGGATGCTGATCCTGTTATAGTGACTTATATTGCTGGCTACGTGACACCACCTGAGATAGTAAAACATGCTTGTAAGATTATTGTCGCTGATCTTTATAACGTAAGAGAGAGTCATGTGGACGTTAAAATGACAACTGTTATGTTTAATGCACTGAGGATATTAAACTAATGCAAGCAGGTAGAAAAAGACATGTCGCTTATATTCTAGCTATACCAAAAGAGTTAGATCAGTTTGGTAAACAAAAACCACCTGAAAAAGTATTTAAGCTAAGATGTAATGTTCAAATAATTAGTGGTACTGAGATCATAAAAGCTGGATTTGCAATAACTAGTGAATACATTAGCGTGTTGTGTAATTTTGATAAAAGAGTCAGTCAAAACAATTTGTTTGAGTGGAAAGATGGTACCTACAATGTGGATATGGTTAAACCGGATGACAAAGAAAAAGACATGATCATAACCGGTAGTAGGGAGTTCTAATGGCTGTAAGCATAACAATTCAAGGCATGGAAGAAATAAACTCACAACTAAATGCGTTTGAGAATGATGTTGCTGAACTTGGTAGGTTGGCAATAAAGCAATCAATGGCTCAAGTTGAAGTTGCAGCTAAGTCTAACGCTCGGTCTATGTTGACTATGAACTATTCAAACGACAAATTAATAAATCTTATTTCTTCTACTGCAGTTATCGGCAAAGACGGTCAACCGGCTGGCAGTGTTGGTGTATTTACTAACATGCCTGGCGTTGATATAGCTAACCAATACAAACCCTCACCATTAGTCGCTTT